CAGGCGACGGTGCAGGCGTTGCTCTCGATGATGGCGGTGACGCAAGACCCTGAGACGATGAATGTGCTCTCGTCGATGGCGATGATGAACATGGAAGGCGAAGGGCTTGGGGACGTGCGGACGTACTTCCGCAAGAAGCTGCTCAAGATGGGGGCGGTTAAACCCACCGAGCAAGAGGCTCAGGAGCTCCTTGCCGAGGCCCAGAACGCCCAGCCGGACGTTCAAGCGCAGTACTTCGCAGCAGAGGCGCAAAGGGCAAATGCGCTCGCTACAAAGGCACAAGCCGATACGGTGCTCACGCTGGCAAGAGCCGAAGAGACGCGGGCCAAGACTGAGGAGACGATTGCAAAGGCCGGTCAGATTGACCAAGACAAGGCGATGAAGCTGGCGGATCGCATCGAAAACGATGTGCAGAAGCTGGTGGAACCCTTGCAAACATTTTAGTGGACAAGCCCACTAAGTAAGAAAAAATGGAGAACAACAACACGGCAGTAGATGCTGAAGTTGTCTTGGAAGATGAGGAAGCTCCCGTAGCGGAGGCTGTGGCTGAGGAGACCGGTACACCGGTGGCCTCGGAGCCAGCTAAAGACGGTGTAGCGGACTCTTCGGAAGAGATTGACGTCAGTATCGGGGATTCGCCGACCCAGAAAGAGGACGCAGAGAAGGCACCTGAATGGGTGCGTGAAGTGCGTAAAACCAATCGGGAACTGCACCGCAAGAATCGGGAGCTAGAGGAGAAGCTGAAGGCAATATCGGCAACTGAGAACAATCCGGTTGACCCTGGGCCGAAGCCGACACTGGAAGGCGCCGATTACGACACGGAAAAGTACGAGACCAAGCTGGCAGAGTGGTTTGACCGGAAACGGAAAGCCGCTGAACTCCAAGCCAAGGCCGAGGAAGAGCAGCAAGCCCAACAAGCAGAATGGCACAAGAAGCTTGAGAACTACGCGAAGTCGAAGACTGAGTTGAAGGTTCGAGACTACGAAGATGCCGAATCTGCGGTGCAAGAGGTATTAAGCGTCACTCAACAAGGCATCTTGTTGCAGGGCTCAGACAACTCGGCACTTTTGGTTTATGCGCTAGGCAAGAACCCGAAAAGAGCGAAGGAACTCTCGGAGATAAAAGACCCCGTGAAGTTCGCTTTTGCGGTATCGAAGCTCGAATCACAACTCAAGGTGACAAAGAAAACTGCTCCTCCTCCAGAGAAGACCCCACCGTCAGGCGGGGCAAGGTCAACCGGTGGTTCCGACGAAGTGTTGGAAAACCTACGCGCAAAGGCCGAGCGCACCGGTGACTACACGCAGATTTTGGCCTACAAACGTCAATTGCAGTCAAAAAAGTAACCTATGGCTAACTCGTTCAATAAAGAAGAGCGCGTAGCGTTTGAAAACCTCCTTGAGGGGTTCAACGACGCGCTTGTCCTCTCCCGTAACGTCTCGATCTACAACACAGACCAGACGATGATGGAGCGCACCAACAACGTCATCTGGCGCCCACAGCCCTACATCGCGACTTCGATCTCGAATGCAGGGGTTGGGACGAACATCACCGGCGTTGGTGGCTACTCCAGCTACACCCAGCTCGCGGTGCCCGCCAGCATCAACCAGACCCGCACGGTGGCTTTCGAGCTCAACGCTCAAGAGCTTCGTGACGCTCTGCAAGAGCGACGCCTTGGCAAATCGGCAAAACAGAAGCTCGCTTCTGACATCAACGTGTCGGTGCTTCAACTCGCGGCCAATCAAGGCACGCTGGTGGTTAAGCGCACGACCGCTGCTGGTGCTTCGAGCGGGTTTGATGACGTCGCCCAGTGCGAGGCCATCTTCAACGAGCAGGGCATCATGGACGGTGACCGCTACCTCGCGCTCAACACGCGGGATTACAACGGTCTCGCTAACGACCTTGCCAAGGCTTCGCGCTCCTTCGGGAACCAGAAGTCCGACAAGGCTTATGAGCGTGCGTACGTTGGGATGGTGGCGTCCTTCGACATCTACAAGCTCGACTACGCGGTGCGGTTGGCTGCCGGGTCTGCTACGGCGATTATCAACACGACCGACGCGGCAGCGAACTACTACATCCCGAAAGCCATCTCGACTTCGCCAACGACGTCCGAGCGGCTCAACGTGGATAACCGCTTCCAGTCGCTGACGGTGACAGTTTCCGCTGGCGCTTTGGCGGCAGGGGACGCATTCACCATCGCAGGCGTCAACGCAGTGCACCACATCACCAAAGGCGACACCGGTCAGCTTAAGACCTTCCGTGTCATCTCGGCGAGTGCGCCTGCTGCTGGTAGCCAAGCTATCGTCATCAGCCCTCCGATCATCTCCAATCAGGTTGCTAACGCGGCTTCCGCGCAGAACCAGAACTGCGTGGTGAACACGAAGGCAACGAACTCCTCAATCACGCTCTTGAACACGGCGGCAGCTCCTGTGAACTGCTTCTGGCACAAGGACGCGATTGAAATCCTCCCTGGCCGCTACTCGCTCCCCGACAACGCTGGCGTTGCGGTGATGCGCGGTTCAACCGACCAAGGGCTGGAGCTCGTCATGACCAAGCGTTTCGATCAGGACACCCTCACGACCAAGTATCGTGTGGACACGTTCTACGGGGTTGTGAACAAGCAACCCGAAATGAGTGGTATCATCCTGTTCAATCAGGTATAGTCACCTCACGGGGGGTGGCCCTTCGGGGCCATCCCCTTAACTTTACGCAACTTATGCCGCTCAATAAGGGTTATTCGCAGAAGACAATCTCCTCCAACATCGGCAAGGAGATGAAGGCCGGTAAACCGCAGAAGCAAGCGATTGCAATCGCGCTCTCAACGGCTCGCAAAGCGAAGCAAGCGGCTGGAAAACCCGTTGGAAAACTGAAAAAATGATTGAGTTTCCTGCAATGGTGTACCGCTCGCCCGGGAAGAACCCTGCGCGTTATGGCACCTACGACTACTGCGGCGTCGAATCCCAAGACGAACTCGACGAAGCCCTCTCCTTGGGCTGGAGTTTGACTGTTGAAGAGGCGGTAGACGTCTATAACAAGGCCGTGGAAGACGCTGTAAGGCTCAAGAACGAGCCCAAGGTCAAGATTGTGGTCAATGAGCCTGAATCCGAGGCCTCGCCCCTTCCTGAGGCTGCTGGAGAGCCGGTTTTGTTGGCTGAAGACGAAGAAGAAGAAGATAAACCGCGCCGCAGGCGCAAATGACGCATGGGATACACTAAACGCCAGTTTGTTGAGGCCGCTTTTGAGGAGCTTGGACTGGCGTCTTACGTGTTTGACCTAACGCCTGAAGAGCTTCAGTCGGCGGTGCGCCGGCTGGACGCCATGGTGGCGCAGTGGTACGCGAAAGCCATCCAGATTGGCTATCCACTGACCAACTCGCCCGAGAACGCGGACTTAGACACCGAGACGAACGTGCCGATTACCGCGAACGAGGCCATCATCTTGAATCTCGCGATGCGGATTGCTCCGCAGTTCGGTAAATCGCCATCCCCAGACACCAAGCTGGGGGCGATTGCCGGTTACCAGACGCTCCTCATGCAGAGCGCAAACGTCCTTCAGCAGCAGTACCCTTCTCAGATGCCTTCTGGCGCCGGAAACAAGGACGTGGACTGGCCGTTCTTACCGGTTCCGTCCATCGCCCCCATCGAGCAACAACCCAACGGTCAGCTTCTCTTCCTCTAACATGGCTATTCAAAATCTCGATAACGTCGACAGCATCAGCAACTCGACGTTGTTTGCGGTCAACCAGAACGGGCTCGACTACAACTGCACAGCAGCGGTGGTGGCTGATTTCATCGAGCAAAACGTGACGGTCAACGACGGCAAGGTCATCCAGTACTCCTCACCCATCGCTGGCTCGACGGTGGCGATTAGCGGCACCAACAACAGCGTGTGGCTGGTGCTCACGCCAATCAGCACGGTGGCTACGCTGACGATCCTGCTCCCTGAGGTGTCGGGCTGCGTTGCCAACCAAGAGATTCTCGTGAACACGACGCAGACCATCACCGCGCTCACGGTGAACTTGAACGGTGCTGTGGGCGGCGGCGTTCCGACGACTCTTGCGGCAAATGGTTTCTTCAGACTCCGGTTCGAGCCGGTCATCCAAAAATGGTATCGCGTAGGCTAATATGACACTCCCATTCAATCCCTCTTACGGCAGCGGACAAACCCAGTCAGCAACTGGCACGTCCGCCCAGTACAGCATCCGCTCTGGCACCCGCAGCATTTGCGTGACCAACACGGGCTCGACCAACCCCGTGTTTGTCCGCATCGGGCAGGGCACGATTACCGCAACGACCGCTGACTACATCGTCATGCCGAGCAGCCAAGTCTCTCTTGGCAAGTTCGAGGACGACAACGTCATCGCGCTCATCTCGCCTTCAGGAACGACGGTCAACTTCATCTGCGGCGCTGGCCTGTGATTCGTTACCTCTCAAGACGACGCTCGAAGACGCCTGCGGGGCCGACGGTGACCCCGCCTGGGCCTCCTGCGTCTTACTACCTCCGCCCAGGCGGTGGGACAAACTATTATCGGCGCCCAGGGGGCGTTGACCGGTACATCAGACCCTAAAGCATATGCCTGACCTTACAGTATCAACCGACATTGATTCCTTCATGCAGTCCGCCAACCGGCAGGCTGCGATGGACAACCTTGCTGGCGCAACGACCTCCGGTCAGTACCTTCGCGGGAACGGATCGGACGTTGTTATGTCGGCTATCCAAGCCGGCGACGTCCCTACGCTCAACCAGAACACCACCGGTACGGCTGCCGGCCTCAGTTCGACGCTCATCGAGACCTTTGGTGGCACGGGGAAGACGAGCTACACAAACGGCCAGCTTCTCATCGGGAACGCTGCGGGCGGGCTCACGAAAGCGACGATTACTGCGGGGTCGAACGTGACGGTGACCAACGGGGACGGCGCGATTACGATTGCTGCAAGCGCAACGCCAACGAACGTGCAGCAGTTCACTACGGCTGGAACATGGACGAAACCATCAGGGGCCAAGAATGTTCAAGTGCAGTTGATTGGTGGAGGCGGTGGCGGCGGTGGGGGGTCTAAGTACGCTTCTGGAACTCAGTGCTCTGGCGGGGGAGGCGGCGCAGGCGGTGGCGTTTTTGAAACATTCTTCGATGCAGACGATTTAACATCCACGGTTGCAATTACGGTTGGTGCTTTTGGTACTGGAGGAGCAGGACAAGCTGTTGCTGGCAACGGAACAGCAGGAACCGGAGGCACAACTAGCAGCTTTGGCGGATACGCAAGAGCGGGTGGGGGCGGTGGGGGGGCAGCAGGAAATCCGTCAAATGCAAACGGAGGAGGTCCTGGAGCCACATACAACGGCAATGGCGGAGGAGCTGGAACAACAGGCACAACGGGTGCAGCGGGTGCTTTTTCTTCTCGTGCAGGTTCTGGAGGCGGCGGTGGAGGAGGAATCTCTACTAGCAACTTGGTGTTTGGAGGTGGAGCGGGAGGACTGCAGAATGGAGCAAACTTACCAGGCGGAACGGCTGGAGCAGCAGGGGCTAACGGAGGAAATGGAAATCAGATGAGTGGTGTTCTTTCATTGTTCGTTGGCAGCGCAGGAGGCGGCGGAGGCTCGTCGCTTGCTGCAACAGGCGGAACGGGTGGTAGCGGAGCAGGGTTTGGAGCTGGAGGCGGCGGGGGAGGAGCAACTCAAACTGGAACAGGCGGAACAGGCGGAACAGGTTCTCCAGGGATTGTGATCGTAACAACCTATTTCTAAACAATGAGATACGCCATCGTCGACAACGCCACAAAGGCCATCGTGAACCTTATGATGTGGAACGGAACAAACCCGTACCCATTCCCTGACAACACAACTGCTGTTGAAGTTGGTGACACATACTGCGACATCGGCTGGATTCAGCAGCCTGACGGCTCATTCCTGCCTCCAGACGACAATGGCTAAAAAACAAGTCAACCTCTCGGTCGCCCGAGGCGAGAAGTTGCCGGTGTCGCAAGGCGCAGGGCTGACCGCCAAAGGCCGCGCAAAGTACAACGCGGCAACCGGCTCGAACCTGAAGGCGCCTGCTCCCAACCCCAAGACTAAGGCAGACGCGGGGCGCAAGGCTTCGTTCTGCGCGAGGATGAGCGGGATGCCTGGGCCAATGAAGGACGAGAAAGGACGGCCAACCCGCAAAGCTGCTTCACTCAAACGCTGGAACTGCAAATGAAAAAAGGACTCTACGCCAACATCCACGCCAAACGCGAACGCATCGAAGCCGGTAGCAAGGAGAAGATGCGCAAGCCGGGCTCCAAGGGAGCGCCGACTGCGGCAGCGTTCAAAGCATCTGCGAAGACTGCCAAGAAGAAGTAATGCAAGTTCCACTGCTCAGCGGCATCTACACGGACGCAGCCGGCGACTTCCGCCGCAGCTACCCGCGTAATTTGATACCGGTCATCCAGCCCTCGGGCTTGAGCAACGGGTATCTTCGCCCCGCTGACGGCATCAAACACTTCGCGGTTGGCCCTGGGGTAGACCGAGGCGGAATCGAGTGGAACGGTGTTCTTTACCGCGTGATGGGCACCAAGCTCGTCTCGGTAAGCTCGCTTGGGAACGTGGTGGTTCTTGCGGACGTCGGCGGCAGTGGTCAAGTAACACTTGACTACTCAGAAACGCTACTCGCCATTCTCTCCAGCGGCACGCTGTACTACTGGGACGGTTCCACGCTCACCAGCCTGGCGCCTGACCCCGCCATGGATCCAATAACGGACTTCTGCTGGGTGGACGGCTACTTCTTCTTAACGGACGGGAACTTCATCGCTACGACGAACTTGGTGAACCCGACCATCGTTCAAGCCAAAGCAACGTCCGAGGCTGACCCCGATCCCATCACGTC